TTTTCTTATGGTCGGGAGGGGTTAGGTACTTAGGACCTAGGGCGATTAAGTCAGAGCGATCTACGATTTTCGGTTCACGTCGGGCGCGCCCCTCTCTGGAGGGAGCCGGCTGGAAGCAGAGTGTTGAACAAATAACCATGGACAGTTGTCATTGGACCGGGTCCCTTAGACGTATGGCATATGCAGTTGCCACTTTAACAAATAATGTTTAAATGGTTGTAACCAAACGAGTTACTTTGCATGGATGAAAAAGTACGAGAGTTAGTTACGGCGTTGGAGGAGTTGTACGCGGAAGGAGTTCCTGCGCCCTCTGAACGCGAGAACCCGAATCATCCTTCGATATACATGGCGGCGAGAAAGAGGCTCGGTATTGCTGAGAGCACAGTTCGTCGGCGCGTGCAGAAAGCCCAGGCGGATGGATTCATACTTCCGTGGGAACGGGAGTTTACTGCTCCTGTTCTTGAATCCCCTGACATGTCTTCTGATGATTTAGTGGACCATGTAACGCGGAGGTTTGAGCAGCGTCGTCGTGCCTCTGAGCAACGCAAGTGGATACCGCTCAAGTTCCACAAGACGGGTCCCTTGGCGGTTTCGTTTCTCGGCGATCCACACGTTGACGATAACGGCTGCAACTGGACGAGGTTACGTGAGGATCTGCACACCATTAATCAGACCGAGGGGATGTACGCAGCGTCATTGGGCGATGCGAGCAACAACTGGGTAGGACGGCTTTCCAGGTTGTGGGCATCTCAGGAGACCTCCGGTCGGCAATCGTGGCAACTGGTGCAGTGGTTACTACAGGCGACGGACTGGTGTTTACTTGTGAAGGGGAACCATGACTTGTGGTTGCCGAACGATGCGGATCCTATAGAGTGGCTCAAGGTCCCCGGTACATTGTCACAGGACTGGCAGGCGCGGATCGAGTTGCAGTTTCCGAAGGGGCGCAATGCGAAGGTATGGGCAGCCCATGACATGCCGGGGCACAGCCAGTGGAACCCCCTCCATGCACAGCAGAAGAGGGCAAAGTTCACGCAGGAAGCGGATTTATACATCTCAGGTCACAGGCACCACTGGGCGTTGGCGCAGTACGAGGACGAGTGGACCAACGTGGTATACTGGACGGCTAGGGCCAAAGGGTACAAGACAGAGGATTCGTGGGCCGAGAGGCTGGGGCATGGGGAACAGCGCCACGGGCAGGCGATAACGGCGGTGTTCGATCCCGAGGCGGAATCGGATATTTCGTATCTTGTGTGCTTTGCGGATGTACAGGAAGCAGCAGAATATTTGGAGTGGAAACGTGCGAAACGCGCCTGACGAAGTGTTACGCGAGGTACTTGCGCTGGAGGAGGCGCAAAAGAAGCTCTCCATACGCGAGAGGGCGGAGAAGGATTTCATGGTCTTCGTGAAGCACGTCTGGGAAGGCTTCATCGAGGGGGCGCACCACAGGAAGGTAGCGCAGGAGTATGAGAAGTTGTCCACGAACCCCGGTTCACGGGTCATCATCAACATGCCCCCCAGACACACAAAAAGTGAATTTGCCAGTTACATGCTCCCTGCGTGGTTGATAGGGAAGAACCCGAAGTTGAAGATCATTCAGACGACGCATACCGCAGAACTCGCGGTGCGCTTTGGCCGTAAGGTTAGGAACCTTATGGAGATGAAGGAGTACAAGGAGGTTTTCCCCGATGTGGAGCTTAGTGCGGATTCCAAGGCAGCGGGGCGCTGGGAGACCGGCCAGGGCGGTGAGTACTACGCGGCTGGTGTGGGAGGTGCGATTACGGGTCGCGGTGCTGACCTTCTCATTATTGATGACCCGCATTCGGAACAGGACGCCCTTTCGGAAACGGCACTCGAACATGCCTACGAGTGGTACACCTCTGGACCCCGTCAGCGTCTACAACCGGGCGGGTCTATTGTAATCGTAATGACGCGTTGGTCCCTCAAGGACCTTACAGGAAAATTAATCAAGGCCCAGGGGTCGGATATTATGTCTGACCAGTGGGATCTCGTGGAGTTCCCCGCCATACTTCCGAGCGGCAACATCCTGTGGCCTGAGTTCTGGAACAAGGACGAGTTGCTCCGGGTCAAGGCTTCGCTCTCACTCAGCAAGTGGAATGCACAGTGGCAGCAGAACCCGACAGCCGAGGAAGGGGCGATCATCAAGAAGGAGTGGTGGAACAAGTGGGAGAAGGACACCACCCCTGTCGTGAGTTACATCATGCAGAGCTACGACACGGCGTTCTCGAAAAAGGAAACTGCCGACTACTCGGCCATTACCACGTGGGGGGTGTTTCACCCGGAGGAGGGAGGAGCGGACAACATCATACTTATGGACGCGCAGCGCGGACGGTGGGACTTCCCCGAGCTCAAGGCAAAAGCGTTGAAGGAATACAAGTACTGGGAACCGGACATGGTACTCATCGAGGCGAAGGCCACAGGCACACCGCTCACCGACGAGTTGCGAACCATGGGGATTCCTGTGGTGAATTACACCCCAAGCAAGGGGAAGGACAAGCACACCAGGATGCATATGGTCGCGCCGATATTCGAGTCTGGGAAAGTGTGGGCGCCGGAGAAAAAGTTCTCGGAGGAGGTAATCGACGAGTGCGCTGCGTTCCCAAACGGGGACTACGACGATTACTGCGACTCGATGTCGATGGCACTCATTAGATACCGTAAGGGGGGTTTCGTTCGTCTTGACAGTGACGAGGAAGATGACGACCCTGTGTACAAACCAACCCCTCGTACATACTATTAGGAGTAATGCATGGTTGCATGGATTCAACATCGCATTTCTGAGCCTTCAACCTGGGCCGCTGTGGGCGCGGGTCTTATAGGCATCGGAGTTGTTTGGACACAACCTATGGCAGTTATGGCGGGTATCGTCGTAGCTGTGGTTGGGTTGATTCTAAGGGAGAAAGGCGGCTCCTGATGGAGACCGTATTCTTTCTTGCCATCATAACAGTGTGCCCAATCTCGGTGGGGAATTGTACTTCCGCCGACGATTGGGTGCGCTACATTTCGCCGCCGTTTGAGGTTGAACGTCACATGCTTCAGCAAGCAAATGTTATGAATAAAATGTGTACAGGAGAATTGGCAAAGTTGCGTTTATCAGTAGAGATAGAGGGATCCATAAGTAATCTCTGCGTAAATGAGGAAATCTGGCGCCAAACTCATCCAGAGCATGACTAGATGCCCAACGAGATATCGTTTGTTACACAATACTGGCAACAGGTCATGGGCCTATTGGCCCTGGTAGTGGTTGCCGTGAAGCTTTCCTCGAGTGTAAAAGAGTTGCGGAAAGACGTGGACGATATAGTATCGAGGAACACGTTTGTGGAGACAACAAAATTAAGAGCTCAAGTGGACATGCACGAGAAGCAGATTAGCGCGATATGGCAATACACCAACAAGTTGCGGGACATGATTAACGGGAGAGGCAAGTAATGCCCATAGCTGCACTCCTTCCAAGTCTTTTACCAGTGGTAGGGGACGTACTGGATCGTTTCTTTCCAAACAAAGAAGAGAAAGAAAAAGCGGCACGAGAAATCGAGGCGAAACTGGCCGAGCATTTGGCCAAGATCGATATAGCGCAGCTAGAGGTCAACAAACAGGAAGCAGCGCATCGAAGCATGTTTGTGGCCGGTTGGCGCCCCTTTGTCGGATGGACTTGCGGCTTGGCTCTTTTCTATACATATGTGGCACAGCCTATAGCCATGTTCGTAATGGCGCAGACGGGGGATCTCGTGCAATTGCCACATCTTGATTTAAGTACCATGATGCCTGTGCTATTAGGTATGCTTGGATTAGGTGGACTCCGCACCTACGAGAAATTCAAGGGAGTGACTAAATAATGGCGAATGGTCGTTCAGCAATGGTCGATAGCGCAATCCCGTCGCAGGGAATGCCTTTGGGTGGCGCAACAGAAGAAGAGATCGAAGTCGAAGAGATTCAAGAACCAACAGGAATGGAGGAACAGGAAGACGGTTCCGTGGTTCTTAATTTTGAGGAAATAATTCAGGAGGAACTTCAGGCCGAGCCGGACGCCAATCTTGCAGAGATAGTGGACGAACGCATCCTTATGGAAATTTCCAGTGAGATGCTGGCTTTTTACGAAGACGACAGGTCCAGCCGCCAGGAGTGGGAGAACGCCTATACCGATGGTTTGGAACTTTTAGGAATCAAGTACGAGGAACGGGAAGAACCGTTCCGTGGTTCGAGCGGCGTTACCCATCCCCTTATTGCAGAAGCTGTAACCCAGTTCCAGGCACAGGCTTACAAGGAGCTTTTGCCGAGTTCCGGTCCTGTGCGGACACAGATCGTGGGGTCCTCCAGTCCTGAAACCGAAATGCAGGCGGAACGTGTCAAGGAGTTCATGAACTACCAGATAATCCATGTCATGGAGGAGTTCGACCCTGAGACAGACCGGCTGCTGTTTTATCTTCCTCTCGCTGGGAGTGCTTTCAAGAAGGTGTACTTCGACGATATCCTGGACCGTGCCGTAGCGCGGTTTGTCCCGGCGGACGATCTACTTGTTCCATACAACGCTGCGGATCTGTCGTCGGCATCGCGCATTACACATATCATTCGCATGAACGAGAACGACATCCGCAAGTTCCAAGCTGGGGGCTTTTACCGGGATATTGACTTAAAACCTTATGTAGGCGAAGACGAGCTCCGCGAGAAAGAGCGGGATTTATCTGGTATTATGAAAACGTCAGATACTGACGATTGCACCTTACTGGAGATACATACGGATCTGGATCTGGCAGGGTTTGAGCATCGCAGTCCCCTCGATGGCGAACCAACCGGGATCAAGCTTCCTTATATAATTACTATTGACGAGGGAAGTTCCAAGGTTTTAGCCATTCGTCGCAACTGGAAAGAAGGCGACGAGTTCTATCGTAAGATCCAGTACTTTACTCACTACAAGTTTTTGCCCGGACTAGGCTTCTATGGCTTGGGACTGCTCCATATGATTGGGGGACTTGGGCGTTCTGCAACTTCCATCCTGAGACAATTAATTGATGCTGGCACATTGGCGAATCTTCCCGCTGGTTTTAAGGCTCGTGGCATCCGTATTCGTGATGCTGATGAACCTCTTTCTCCTGGTGAGTTTCGTGACATTGACGTTCCTGGCGGGGCTCTTAAAGAGAGCATTCTCCCTCTCCCGTATAAGGAACCGAGCCAGACGCTTATGGCTCTTCTTGGGTTTGTCGTAGACGCCGGACGGCGTTTTGCGGCAATTGCGGACTTACAGGTTGGTGATGGCAACCAGCAAGCCGCAGTAGGAACGACTGTCGCTCTTCTCGAGCGAGGGTCGAAGGTGATGTCAGCCATACACAAGCGGCTACACTATGCACAGAAAATTGAATTTAGGATGCTGGCCAGGGTGTTCGCTGAATCATTACCTCCTATGTACCCCTACAACGTATGGGGTGCCGAAGCCCTTATCAAACAGGCGGATTTCGATGAACGTGTCGATATTATACCAGTTTCTGACCCGAATATCTTCTCAATGTCTCAAAGACTTGCGCTGGCTCAGACGCAGCTTCAACTGGCCCAGACCAATCCGCAAATGCATAATTTGTTTGAAGCGTATCGTCGCATCTACCAAGCGATTGGGGTGCAGAACATTGAGGGGATATTACCAACGCCAAAGCCGCCGCAGCCAACGGATCCGGCTATAGAGAATGCCAAGTCCATTATTCAGGAGCTTCTTCAGGCGTTCCCGACGCAGGACCATGACGCTCATATTGCGGCTCATATGATGTTTATGAAGACGCCGATTCCAGCGTCTACGCCTCCTATATTTGCTCTTCTTCAGGCCCATATTTGTGAACATATAGCATTCAAGGCCAGAGGAGTAGTATCGGCGGAAATGATGATGGCGGATCAGCAAGCACAACAGATGGGGCAACAGGCACAACAAGTGGATGTGGAAGCTAGGGTGGCCGAGCTTATCGCTACTTACACGGAAGAGATTATGACAGCATTATTGCCGCCTGGTGAAGGTCAGGTTGACCCGCTGGTACAGTTGCGGGATAAGGAACTGGATATCAAGATCGCGGACATGGAGCGGAAAGCAACCGAGTTTGCGTCCAAGCAAGAGTTTGAGGAACGGCGAGAAGGGGAACGTCAGGATATTACCCGTGAGAAGATTGATTCTCAGGAAGATATCGCGTTACTCAGGGCCGATGTAAATCTGGAACGCATCGAGAAGATGGGTACTGGGGGAAGAGGAGAGTAAGATGGCTGATAAATGGATCCAAAAGGCTACTGACCGCATGAAAGCAAA